TGGGTGGGATCACCCTACAGCAGCTGCATGGATAGCTTGGGATAGAGATAGTGATACAATTTATATTTATGATAGCTATGCTATGTCGCAAGAAGCTGTACCAATACACGCAAGTTCTATTAAATCACGAGGTAACTGGATTCCTGTAATATGGCCAATGGATGGTAGGCAAGCAGATAAAGGATCTGGTAAATCATTGACAGAACAATACAGAGCAGAAGGCGTTAATATGACACGCGAACATTTTAGTAATCCACCACAACAAGGACAAAAAGAAGGCAGCGGTGGTAACTCTGTAGAAGCAGGTATACAGGAGATGTATACAAGGTTTATGACAAATAGATTGAAAATTTTTAATAATCAGAGTAAATTATTAGAAGAACTACGGATGTATCACCGTAAAGATGGCAAAATTGTGGCGAAACATGATGATGTTATATCTGCAATGCGTTATGCGGTCATGTCTGTAAGAAAAGCAAGAATAAAAGATTATGAGCCTGTCCAATTAGAATCGGATAGTAGCTTTAATGTATTTGCATAGGAAAGAAAATGGGCGGCATAGTAAGAGCAATATTCGGTGGTAGATCCAAAGCACCAGCTGCACCAGCGGTAGTACAAGCGGCAGCGCAACCAGCAGCACAAGCAACAATAACAGCAGCACCTACATCACAACCAACTAGTGGTTATGGTGGTAGAAGAAGCACAATTATGACTGGGGCTGCTGGAGCAGAAGGCGAAGCAAATATTTCAAGAACGGTATTAGGTGGTGGATCTAAAACTGAACGAAGAAAAATGATATGATTGAAGTCAGAACTGATGACGATATAAAACACGTTGCGTATAACTGGATTAAGACTAGAGCGCACATAAATAGACCGTTACAAGAAAGTGATAGACATATTGCTTTTTTAATGGATAATAGTATTAAGGCGTGTTTATTATTTTCTGACTATGATGGGCATAATATATTTGTTCATCTTGCAATGGACACACCAATATTGTGTCAGAGAAGATATATACGCATGATGTTTGATTATGCTTTTAATCAATGCAAATGCAACAGAATGACAGCAATGTGTGTTGATGGATATGAAAGAAACGAACGGTTGTTAAAAGGTGTAGGTTTTGTTAAAGAAGGAGTTATCAGACAGGCAATGCGTGTTGATAATGAATTTGTAGATGGATCATTATACGGAATATTAAAAGGAGAGTGTAAATGGGTATGAAGGCAAAGGCAGAAATGCCACCACCAATAGATACTTCTGTAACAGATAGAACTGCTGAAAAAGAAGCGGCTCTTGCGCGTGAAGAAGAACGTATGCGTAAGGCTGGATCATTAGGCAGAAACTATAGCATTATGACAAGCGGCAAAGGCGTTACTGAAGAAGCAACTACTGGTAAAACTTTATTAACAACAACAGGTAAGTAATATGGCAGATATGTTAACTCCATACGATTATGTGAAAAAACGTATGAGTGCCATGTCTAGTTCTAGGGAAACTTGGGAAGATCATTGGCAAGAAATACTTGATTATGTAATGCCAAGAAAGGCTGATGTAACTCTAGTACGTTCCAAGGGCGAAAAAAGAACAGAAGTTTTATTTGATAGTACAGCTATTACGGCAAACACATTATTATCAGCAAGTTTACAAGGCACTTTGACCTCTCCATCATTGCCTTGGTTTTCTATTAAACTGCGTGATAAAGGATTAAACGAACAACGAGATGCACAGTTATGGCTAGAAGATACAGCCAGACGTATGTATGATGCGTTTAATGATGCTAATTTTAATACCGAAGTACACGAAATGTATTTGGATCTTACATCTATTGGTACAGGATGTTTGTTTGTTGAAGAAGATTCAAAAGGTTTTGATGAAGGTGGCATACATTTCAAGACACTTCACATCAATGAATACTACATACAAGAAAATGTAAATGGTTATGTTGATACTGTTTATCGTAAATATAAGATGACAGCACGACAAGCATTTCAAGAATTTGGCGAAGAAAATCTAGGAGAAAAAATACTAGAAGCAGTCAAACAAAAACCTGAAAAAGAATTTGTGTTTATCCATGCCGTTGAACCATCAGAAGATTACAAACGTGCAACAGGTAAAGTAGCTACCAAACTAAAATACCACAGTTGTCATGTTTGTGAAGCAGACCAAATGGTCGTGCGTACTGGTGGTTACAACGAGTTTCCTTACCTCGTTCCAAGATGGGCTAAAGCGACTGGCGAAATATACGGTCGTAGTCCATCTTATAACGCTCTACCAGATATTAAAACACTAAACAAAGCTGTAGAGATAGGACTAAAAGCATGGGCAAAAGCTATTGATCCACCGTTATTAGTACAAGATGATGGCGTTATTGGTCGTGTAAGAACTACACCAGCAGGAATAACAGTTATCAGAAATGATGGTGCAATCAAACCGTTACAGATAGGTAGCAACTGGCAAATTACAGACCTAAAGGAAACACAGTTGCGTACTGCTATTAGGCAGGCTTATTACTCAGATCAGTTGCAGTTACAAGAAGGGCCTCAAATGACTGCTACTGAAGTGCAAGTTCGTTATGAACTGATGCAAAGACTACTTGGCCCAACACTAGGTAGATTCCAATCAGAGTTCCTAAACCCATTAATTGATAGAATTTTTGGCATTATGTTTAGAGCAGGGGCTTTACTCCCTCCCCCTGAAAACATACAGGAAAGCAAACTGGATATTGAATATGTTGGGCCATTAGCTAGATCTCAGCGCATGGAAGAAGCTAATGCTATAGATAGATTGTATGCACTAGCTATGAACATTGCACAAGTCAATCCTAACGTCATGGAAATTATTAACCATGAGGAAGCTGTTAGAATGAGAGCTAAATTGTTAGGTGTTCCAAATAGTATCTTGGTTAGCAGAGAAGATCTGGAAGAAGCAAGACAGGCTCAAATGGAACAACAACAAATGCAACAACAAATTATGATGCAACAGCAAGTAGCTCAAGCAACTCAACAGCAAGCCGAAGCAGCTAAAGCAGCAGCTGATCCAGACGCTCAAGCAATGATGCAACAAGCAGCGGCTCAACTAGAAGGTCTATAATGTCAACAGAAATAATGGAAGAAATGGATAGGGATCACTACGATCTTATTCAAAACTATAAACAATGCTTTGATACTGACGCAGGTAAAAAAGTATTGGAAGATTTAAAAACTGCGTATGGGGATCGTTTAAGTTTTCAACCAGATCCTTATGGCACAGCTTTTAAAGAAGGGCAGCGTAGTGTTTATCTACGCATATTACGTTCAATACAAGAAAGGAAAGAATGATTATGTACCCAGAAGAACAGGCCGATATGGAAACTCAGACAACCCAAGACACAACAGTTCTTGGATCTGAAGGATATAGCGATAACCTAGATTGGAAATCATCATTACCAGAAGATCTAGCAAAAGATCCTACAATAGCACAATTTAAAGATGTGGAAAGTCTTGCTAAAACAGTTGTGCATCAACAAAAACAAATGGGCAGTAGAATACCAATGCCTAAAACAGATGAGGAGTATAGTGAATTATACGGCAAACTAGGTAGACCAGATGAGCCTACAGGATATGAAATGAAAGTTCCTGAAGGTATGGATGCTTACTTTAATGAAAATCTTATGGGTGAGTTTAGAAATGTTGCTCACAAGATTGGATTAAGCCAAAACCAAGTCAATGCACTTATGGACTATCAAGCTGGTATGGTCAACGCTGAAATGGAAAATATGCCAGCAGTATTATCAGCACAAAAAGAACAAACTGAGAACGCTCTAAAACAAGAGTGGGGTATTGACTATGATAAGAATATACGCGCTGCACAAAGAGCGTTGCAAGTATATGGAGATCCTGAAATAATGGAACTTATGAATACAGCTGCTGGGAACAATCCATCTGTTGTAAAACTATTTGCAAGACTAGGTGCAGAGGTAACAGAAGATATGACACAGAACACTCAGAACAATAATCTGGCTGTTTCAAGACTTGACGCACAAGATGAAATTTCGCAAATATATGCAAATAGTAATCATCCTTATTTTAATGCAGGACACCCTGAGCATAGGGCTGCTGTAGAAAGAGTAAGGCAGTTGCATGAAAAAGTTTATGGAGCATAATTAAGATTTGTAATCTAAATGTTCTATGTTATAATATGTTAACAATAGCAAGCCCTAACGGACAACTTGCACTGTGGGCATGATGCCTTAAAATCCGTTGGACAGTGCGTTAATCTGTAAGGTTTCCCTGATTTGCAGGACAAAAACCGTTTTACTTTTTTTAACTTAACAGGAGAACTATTATGTCAATAGAAATCACAACAGCTTTTGTAGAACAGTACAAAAGTAATGTGTTCCACTTGGCACAGCAAAAAGGTTCAAGATTAAGAGATACGGTTAGAACTGAAACGGTTGTTGGTAAATCGCATTTCTTTGAAAGAATCGGAACTGCTGCTGCTCAGAAAAGGACTTCACGTCATTCTGACACTCCAAGAATGGACACACCACACTCCAGACGTAAAGTAACTATGGACGATTACGACTGGGCAGACTTGATTGATAATGAGGATAAGGTACGTATGCTTATCTCACCTCAATCAGAATATGCAATGGCAGGCGCATGGGCTATGGGTCGTGCAATGGATGATGCAATTATTTCTGCTGCAACTGGCAACGCTTATGGCGGTGTTTCAGGTGGCACAACTGTTGCTTTACCAGCAGGTCAAAAAGTAGCACATGGTTCAAATGGCTTGAACTTGGATAAACTAATTGAAGCTAAAGAAATTTTAGATGGCAATGACGTTGATCCAGATGAAGCTAGATATTTAATTGCAACATCAAAACAAATGTCAGACTTGTTGGCGCTTGAAAAAGTTACATCAGCTGACTATGCAAGCATTAAAGCCCTAGTACAAGGTGAGATTAACACATTCTTAGGCTTTAACTTTGTCAGAACAGAAAGACTAGGCCTTGATGGTGATGGTAACAGACAGGCTCTTGCTTTCACACAATCTGGTTTAGGTCTTGCTGTAGGTAGTGATGTTAGCACTAGAATATCTGAACGTGCAGACAAAAACTATGCAACTCAAGTTTTCCTTTCAATGACTATCGGTGCTACGCGTATTGAGGACGAAAAAGTCGTTGAAATAGCTTGCGTAGAATCTTAATAGGAGGATAGCATGACAGTATATTCAGCACAAAAAACTCAGTGGAATCAAAACAATCCTTCTGAGAGAATTAAAACCAATGAACTCGCTGGTAGAGTTAGAATTGCTTATGCAACTTACGAAGCATCTGCACTAACAAATGGCGAAACTATTGAAATGTTTAACTTACCAAATGGCGCAAGAATTGTTGGTGGATCTTTAGCATATGATGCTCTAGGTACTTCAACAACTCTATCCGTTGGTTACGCTGCTCACACAGATTCAAGTGATGCAGCAGTATCAGTTTCAGCAGCCGCATTTAAAGCAGCAGCATCTTCAGCTACAGCAGGACTTGTAGATGTTTGTGCTACTATTGCTTTAAACTACGGTTTAGAAGTTGACGCAAACCAAGACGGTATGCCAGTAACAGTTACATTAGGTGGAGCAAACGCTACAGGTACAATCGTACTTACAATGCAATATGTAACAGACTAATATAACAGGGGGGTGTAAAAGCCCCCCAACTTAATAGGTGGGTAATGGCAACTGAAGTTTCTATATGCAGTAATGCACTTAGGCGTTTAGGTGATGATCCAATCACTAGCCTAACAGACGACACAGAAAGAGCAAGATTATGTAACGCGTTCTATCAAGATTCGCGTGATTTAGTTTTACGTTCACATCCTTGGAATTTTGCTATAACAAGAGCATCATTAGCACAACTTAGTGATACTCCTGCTTATGGTTATAATTATATGTACGCTTTACCTACTGATCCATATTGTCTGCGTGTGTTAGAAATGGAATACGCGGATTTTATATTTAAAATAGAAAATGACGCTACAAATGGCAGGGTGCTTGTAACAGATGAAAGCACTGCTAAAATATTATATATAGCAAGAATTACAAATCCTACATTATTTGATTCTATGTTTGTAGAAACATTAACATCAAAACTTGCTGCTGATTTAGCTTATCCAATAACAGGAAGCGTGCAGCTTCAAGGCCAAATGGAAAAAATGTATAGAGATAAATTATCTGAAGCCAGAAGTGTTGATGGAATGGAAGGATTTGTAGACGATCTTGTTTCAACAACATTTACGGACTTTAGAACATAATGGCAAGAGTACATCCTTTTCAATCAAATTTTACTGCTGGTGAATTAAGTCCTAAGTTGGCTGGTCAGATAGACTTTAAAAAGTATGGCAATGGAGTTGAAACACTAGAGAACATGACTGTATTCCCACAAGGAGGTGCTTCAAGAAGATATGGCACACGTTATGTTGGCCCAGTAAAAGATCACACAAAAACTACACGATTAATACCTTTTGAGTTTAATGACGAACAAACTTATATATTAGAGTTTGGCGATCAGTACATTCGTTTTTACAAAGACAACGGTATTATTACAGAATCAGACGTAACAATATCAGGGATAACACAAGCAGATCCAGCAGTTGTTACAGCAACAGGTCATGGTTACAGTAATGGTGATGAGATATTTATTACTAGTGTAGAAGGTATGATTGAAGTAAATGGCAAAAGATTTTTAGTATCTAACGCAACAACTAACACGTTTGAAATACAAGATCTTAGTGGCACTGATATAGATAGTACAGGATATACCACTTATACATCAGGTGGTGTAGCAAATAGAGTTTATGAAATATCTACCAATATAACAGAATCAATCTTATACGAAATACAATATACCCAGTCAGCAGACATTATGTATATCGTTCACGAAACATTTGAGCCGAAAAAGCTAACAAGAACTGGGCATACATCATGGACAATTACAAATGAAGAATTTATCCATGGCCCATTTTTAGACGACAACACAAGTACTTTTACATTTGTTTCATCACATTCAAGCGTTGGAACTGGAAGAACTCTTACAGCATCAGGGCTGTTCCCAGATGTTGCTGGACTAACTGGTTTTCATACAGATGATGTAGGCAGACAAGTAAGATTAAATGATGGATATGGCATTATTACAGCGTACACATCTCCCACACAAGTTACTTGGGAAATAAAAGAAGATATAGGATCATCTTCTGCATCTACAGATTGGGCGTTAGGAGCGTGGTCAGAGCATACTGGCTATCCTAAAACAGTTACATTTTTTGAACAAAGATTAGTATTTGCAGGATCAACGTATTTTCCACAAACAATATGGGCTTCACAATCAGGAATATATACAGACTTTGATACAGGAACATCTGCTGCCGCTGATGCTTTTATTTATACAATAGCAGCAAACAAAGTAAATGTTATTAGATGGTTAGCTCCTGCAAGAGATTTAATAGTTGGTACAGCAGGTGGTGAATTTAAAGTAGGTAAGCCAGCAGGTGAGCCATTACAACCAGATAACGTAAACATAACACTGCAAACAACTTATGGTGGTTATGCAACAGAGCCAGTGCAGATTGGCAATGTGATCTTGTTTGTTCAAAAGCAAAGAAAGAAATTAAGAGAGTTTGCTTATAGGTTTGATGATGATGCGTATTCAGCCCCAGACATGACTATATTAGCAGAACATATTACAGGAGAAGGCATATACGATATAACTTATGCTCAAGAACCTGAGAGTATTTACTGGGCTGTTCGTGATGATGGTGTGTTGTTAGGTATGACTTACAAGCGTGAAGAAGATATTATAGCATGGCATAGACATATATTAGGTGGACATATTAAACATGAGATAAATGCAGCTACAGCTATTACACCAAGTACAACAGATCCATTACAGAATGGAAATATAACTATTACAGCACACGGATATACAACAGGAGATGCGGTGGTATATGATGCTAATGGCAACACAGAAATATCAGGACTAACAGATGGTGATACTTATTATGTTTATGTTGTTGATGCTAATACAATAGAACTATCTCGTAGCTACAAGCAAGCGTTAGATAGAACAATACATCAACTAAAAGCTGTAGGATCAGGCACTCATATATTTAAAAATCATGCTAAAGTAAAATCAGTTGCTTCTATAGCTAGTGATACAGAGAATGAAGTTTATGTTATTGTAGAAAGAATGGTCAATGGTTCACGAGTGCAATACATAGAATACTTAGATAAAACATTAAATATGGATAGTACGCTTAATGGTATAATAAATGGTACAACAGGTACAATAACTAACCTAGACCATTTAGAAGGTGAGAGCGTACAAATATTAGTAGGAGATGCTGTTTATCCAAATCAAACTGTTACAAACGGACAAATAACTGTTACATTACCATCAGCAAGTGGTTATCATAATGTAGAAATAGGATTAGGATATACGAGTAAAATAGTTACAATGAGGATAGAAGCAGGAGCATCAGCAGGTACAGCACAAAACAGACCAAAGAGATTTAATGAAGTTGCTGTTAGATTGCATAAAACTGTTGGTATTACTGTTAATGGAGATCAGATCCCATTTAGAACATCATCTACACCAGTAGGGGAAAATATACCAGAATTTACTGGCGATAAGAAGGTAACTAATTTAGGATGGGGTACAGAAGGGCAAATCACCATTGAACAAACACAACCTTTACCAATGACAGTTCTTGCAATAACTGGTACACTGGTAACAAGTGATTAGGAGTTAAAAATGTTTTTTGGATTATTCGGTTCATTAATAAACGCAGCATTTTCAATGGCAGCTGCACAACAGCAGATTCAAATGATGAAAGCTAATGCCGCTTGGCAGAAGTATGAATCACAATTAAATCACGAATATGAGAAACAAAAAAGATTAACAGAGCAGACAAAAACATTAAGTAAACAAAGAGCTGCTGCCGCTGCTTCTGGCGTTGTTGCTGGAACTGGTAGTAGTTTGATTACTATGCTGACTGACATGGAAGAATTTGAAAACGATATGTGGTTCTTAGAAAAAGGACTGTGGGCTGAAACAAAAGCTAGAGATGCTGAGTTAGCAGGGCAAATTGCAGCAACAACTTATTCAGCAGGATCTAGTATAATAAGTGGGTTTGGTAAGGCTGTTGGTCAATATCAAGCACAACAGTCAATTTTATAGGGTGTAGTTATGGTTACTGTTCCAAGATATACAGGTTCATTAGGTAGAGATCCAATTAGAAGCGGAAGAACGCTAAAGACTGGTACAGCTGGCGCTGACGCATTAATGAAACTTGGCAACACATTGTCAAATGAATTGTTTGCTTACAATGAAAGAAAGATTGAAATAGATAGGAGGTTGAGGGATCAAGAGATAACCGATAAAGGATTAATTGCTTCTGCTGACACTCAAGCTGCTATAGCTAGCTTTGAAGAATACGCAAAAACTGTAGATGATTATAATCTATTATCACCAGAATATGAGAAAAGATGGAAAAGAAATACAGATAGGATTGTTAAAAATCATTTTACTAGCAATGGTGTCTTTGATGAATACGCATATAAACAGTATGAAGCTAAGTATGGAAACTTTTTGTATGTTGATGGACTGCAAAGAATAAACGGTATTAAATACGAAAAACGCGTTAATCAAACTAAAAACGCTTTTAATACATTAGTAAATACTGGCATTGATAGTTTTAATAATTCAACAAGTGCATTTGGGTTGTCCTCTGCTTACACTACAGTAGCAAATGAAATAGACTCTTACCGTAATATATTGCCA